TACGCAAAACTGGTACGGCTGAATTTCCGGTGGTTAGGCGTAGCGTTGATCGTCCTTGGGTGCAAGCAGTTGCGCCGGATGGCGACGTTCTTTTCCCGGCCTATGCCACCGATCCTCAACGCGCTCCTTATTGCTTCTGGCGTGTGCTAATGACTGCGCAGGAACTGCGTAACAAGATTAGCAGCAACGGCTGGGATAAGGACTGGGTGGAGTACGTTATCGAAAACTGCAAAGAAGCGGGAGACCCCCTCCGACTTGAACGGCGCAACCAGTTCACTTACACCACCGTGACGTACGATGCGTCGGAGTTGTATGAGGTCATCTATGGCTATCAGCGACTGATTGACGAAGAGGACAACTCGGAGGGGATCTACTGCACGGTGTTCCATCGTGAAGTGTATGGCAAGCAGGAAGTTCCTGACTATGCAAAGTTTGAACTGATGAATGGGTACGAAGATTATCCGTTTGTCGTTACCAAGCTGTCCGAAGACAACAAGCGTCTTTACGATATTCAGTCGGTGCCGGAAATGCTGAAGGGCATTCAATGGCAGGTGAAGACTGAGCGCGATAGTCGCATCGACCGCAACAGTCTGGCTACGATGCCGCCCATCATGCACCCTGTGGGCAACGCCCCGTCCGATTGGGGTCCGGGTCGTTATGTTCCCTATCGCCGCGCTGGCGAGTTCCAGTTTGGTCCGGTGCCGCAATACAACCCCGGCTCGATGGAAATGGAGCAGACCCAGCTTGCTCAGGCCGACAAGATTATTGGCCTCGATATTAACAACCCGCTGTCGCAGATTCAGCAGCAGTACTTTGTAGACAAGTTCCTCACGCACGTCCGCGACGTGCTGCGCCTAGCCTACAAGTGCTTCCAGCGGTTTGGCCCCGATCAGGTGTTCTTCCGTGTTACGGGTGTGTCTGATCCCCAGCGTTATAGCAAGGGCGACCCGAATGAAAACTTTGACATTATTATTAACTATGATGTCATGCAAACCGATCCCGATAATGTCGAAGCGCAAATTACTCAGTTTTCTACGCTACTTCAGTTGGACCGGAATGGGCGCATGGACGTGGATATGCTTCTCGAATTGGCCGCGAGTGCCATCAATCCGGTTGTTGCTGACTCCATTCTCCGCCCTGCTGGGCAAGCGGCAGACCAAATCACGAAGCAAGTTACGGACGACCTGTCCAAGATTTACGCAGGCATCGAAGTTGGTGCGCGTCCGAACGGTGCGCAAATCGCGATGCAGGTGATTCAGTCTTACGTCCAGCAGCCTGACGTTAGCCAGCGTCTACAGAGCGATCAGGCGTTCCAAGCTCGTTTCCAGAAGTACGCTCAGCAGTACCAGTTCCAGATGACGCAGCAGCAGAACGCCCAGATTGGCCGTATCGGTACGGCTCCCGCTGCAATGGGAGACACCAATACGCAGACCATGCAGCAGACTCCTAGTTACTAATGCAAAAGCCAGATAACCTAGATAGCCTCATCCACATTGACGCATACGTTGAGTTCCTTGATGGAATCTACGCCTTGCGCGAATCGTTGATTCAGCAGCTTCACGACGTATCCTCCGACCGCATCCAGCAGATTAGCGGTCGAATCCTGCAATGCGACGATATCCTCCAAATGGGTGGATATGATCGTATTGTTTCTCGTAGAGGATGACGTAGCCCCTTTTTCTTAAAGGGGCCGTTGTTCGCTGTGTCGCTCTGAAAACCGCGACAGACGAAACGTGAAATAAAAGAAACCCCTAAAAGAAAGGGGGAGTGTGAGGGGGATTTTTTCGTCGTGTCAAGCCTATTCGACATGGCACCTAATTTTCTCTGTTAGCTCAAAAGCGGGTCTTTTCTAAAGCATGGTATATTCCCGCTATCGCCAACGCGAGGCGTTAAAACGCGGAAAACCAACAATGTCTGATGAAGCTACGTCCGTCGCCGGGGACGCTAAACAGTCGGTGGTCTCAGAAAAGTCTAATCTGACAGCGAGCCAATACGCGGTTCGCCGTCTTGGTGAGTTGAAGGGAAAGCCGGATGGGGCGTTAAACCCCGCCAGCCGACCGGAAACCACCAGTCAATCCGCGCCAGCGGAGGAGGAAGAGCAGCAGCAGGCGAGCAACGACCAAGCTCAGGCTCAACCGAATCCGACTAGCAAGGACGTTCCTTCACAAGTTGAACTCTCGGAACTCTCCGATGAGGACATCCAAGAACTCGCTCAGAAAGGCAAGTCTGGCCTGCTCAAGCGCATTGCGGAACTTACAGCCAAGCGAAAGCTAGCCGAGGAGAAAGCAGCGCAGTTGGAAGCCTACATGGCCCAACAGCAGAACAGCAAGCCCCTTGAGCCGAAGGTCGAGAATAATCCCTACGCCAGCATCTCCTCTATTGAGGATCTTGGGAAGAAAGTTCAAGAGGTAGCTGATGTTGTTGAGTGGGCAGAAGATATTCTGGATCGCGCTGAACACCTCGGCTTTGAAGATATTGCAGCAACGGTGGATGGGCGCGAACTGACTAAGGCTCAGGTAAAGGAGACTCTCCGCAATGCCCGCAAGGCACGCGACAAGTTTCTCCCAGCGCAGAAAAAGGACATTGAAGCTGGCATCCAGCGCAAAGGTCTCCGTTCTGCTTTCGAGCAACAGGCGGTCAAGGAACTTGAGTGGCTTGCCACCCAAGAAGACAATGACATCAAACGCCAGTTTTTTGCGATGCTTAACGATCCGCGCCTCAAGGGCATGGAAGAAGCATTGCCGGATGTCGCTCCTCAGTTGCCCTACATCTTGGCCCATGCTGCCAATTCGATGTATGGCCGTAAGTTGATTCCGATGGACAACAAGCCCTCTCCTAAGTTGACGCCTCCCGGCTCCCCCTCCGCTACAGCGGCTGCGGGTGACCGGACGCCTTCTTCGGGTGAGCGCAACGTAAAGGAAGTGTCTAAGCGGTTGGCGGACTCAGGTAGCGTAAGCGACTTCATCGCCCTTCGTGCAGCACAACTCTCTAAACGTAAATAACCTACTACTACAATGGCTTTTTCCAATACTTACGATACGACCAATCCGGGTTCCGCGGTTTCTAATCGCGAAGACCTTCTCGATGTCCTGACGATCCTCGCCCCTGAGGAGACTCCGGTTCTCTCTTCCGCTGCTAAGTCCAAGGCGTCCGCTACCTTTGTGGAGTGGACCGTTGACAGCCTCTCGGCTCCCGTGACCACGGGCGTTGCCGAGGGTAGCGATGTCACCGTCTTTACGGACAAGTTCGCTAACCGCGCTCGTCTGGGTAATTACATCCAGAAGTTCCGCCGCGACTTCATGGTGAGCGACCTCCAGAACGCTGTTGATAGCGTTGGTCCCGCCAAGATCGCTCAGGCTGAAGCGAAGGCTGTCCGCGAGATCAAGCGCGACATCGAGGCGACCCTGTGCTCCAACAACGACCGCACGGTTGAAGATGGTGCTGGCACGCCCTACGGCCTGCGCGGCCTCGGCGACTGGATTGACTCGGCTGGTCCGGCGGATGTTCCCGCTGCCTACCGCACCCCGGCTGGCTCCATCCATGCCTCCAGCACGTTTAACGAGACGGTGTTTAACAACCTCATCACCTCGATCTACCGCGTTACGGGTACGTCGAATGGTCTGACGCTGGTTGCTGACACGGCCCTCCGCCGCGTCATCAGCGACTTCGCCCGTACCTCGGGTGGCTCGGACTACTCGGTTCGCCGTGTGGCTTACGAGGGCGGCGAGGCCACGATCAAGCTGTCGGTTGAACTCTATGAGTCCGACCATGGCATCGTGTCCATCGTTAACATGAATCCGGACTGCGCGCCGGACACCACGAACAAGGACACGGGTTACCTCGTCAATCCTGAGTTCTACGGTGTTGCGGAGCTTATTCCGCTCGGATCGACCCGCCTGCCGAATCTCGGTGGTGGCGAGCGCGGCTATGTTGATTGCGCCCTCACCCTGTTGGTTAAGCATCCCGGTGCGCATGGTAAGATTACCACGCTCAGCTAAACACTAACTAGGAGTCTACTCACATGGCTAAACTTACGATTAACGAAGCAGCGGCGGGCTTCACGCACAAGGTTGCGTTCGATTACGTCGATCTCCAGCGCACGGGGTTCCTTAGCACCATTGGTGCGGCGAACCAGTTCAAGGCTGGTAAGCTCGGGGCTGGTGGTATCATTGATACTGCCGTCCTTTATCAGGTGGTTGATCCGGCTGGTGCGACCGACCTTACCATTGACTTTGGTGTGACGGCGGCTGATCCGGATGAGTTCATCGACAACGGCGACGTTGACGCTCTGACGAAGGTTATTTGGAACACGGGCGATGCCTTCGTTGGCACCGACTCGGGTACGCACACGACCTCCAATGTCGTGAACGGCTACGCCAACAACACGGCGTCGGCTGTGGATCTGATCGTTGAGCTTAACGGCACGGCGTCTAGCCTCACGGCTGGTAGCTGGGTGCTGGCTTGGCGTCAGATGGAAGTCCCCACCTCGTAAAGACTTCTTGTGTTAGAATAAGCCACCCTCTTAACTGGGGGTGGCTTTTTTATGCATATCAAAGTAGCTTCACCCGAAATTACACGGGAAGAAATCGACAACGAGCTTCGTAAAGAAATCATCCGCAGCCTAGATTTTGAGAAGGCTACGGAGGCAGAGCGTGTTAATGTAGCTAAGGCGCAGGCTTCTCTAATGAAGGGCCACAAGGCCATTCCCGGTTTGGGTAAGTGTGTGGGCGTTATGCCTGCCCGCGAGTACTTCCGGCTGGTGAAGAAGTACGGCCATGAGACGGTGCATAGCCGCGAGTTCATGTCCTATTTCAACAAGAAGATGCCAGAGCTTTCGCCCAATAAAGCGTAATGACCAACCGCACCTACACCGACCTGTTTGATCTTATCGAGTCCCTTGCGGGCGTCGATGAATTTGCGCCTACGGAATCCACGAAGATTCTGGCAATGGCTAACAGGCGGCTGCGGCAAGCCTACGACTCTTGCGATGTCTGGCCGCGCTATATGCGGCTGGATGCTCGCCCTGCCCCTAATGGCATTGTGCCGTACAGCTACGATTCTGCTAACGGCACCCGCATGGCTTCTTCTGCTACGCGCAGCGGGACCACCGTTACCTTCGTTACGGGCGGTGTGGACTTCGATGTTGTAGTGGGCCAAAATGTCACAGTGTCTGGGCTAAGTGGTAGCACTAATCCAAACGGCACATATTCAATTACTTCTGTTGATGGGCAGACCGTAACCTACGAACTGGCCTCTGGTACAGGCACCGAAACCTACACAGGCACGGGACTACTTACCCCCGTTACGATGCCTGACGTAGAAATCTTTATGCGCCTGCATGACCGCAACCCCGTGCAGGGTGTTGGCGGCTGGGAATACGACTTCTTTGTTGATAGTAACGGAGCCAACATCGTTGGCAACTATCCTGAGCTTGATGGCTTCTTTGTTACTTATAAAGCTATTTGGGATGGTCCTTATACGACGGCATCTGCTACCATTCCTCAAGAGTGGTTTTATTACGTCGGGCACGCCACCTATGCAGATTTCCTTCGTATGGACGGTCAAGTGGACAAGGCAATGGCTGAAGAGGCTGTTGCGCAGATGTACCTCGACACCGAACTTACTAAGGCTGGTCAGCAGCGTAATATGAACAACCTGTTCCGCCGCATCTCTACCTACACCTCACGCCAGTTCCGCTAAACATGAATAACTCACTCGTAGTCAATCTCTACCCCCAGCCGACTGGCGAAGCCGATCAGCGCCTCACGGTTAGCACCGCAGTCGTTTCGCTTGATGCGAATTGGACCTCTTCCAAGACCAAGTACATTCTGGTCGATGTGCAGACGAACGACGTAATGGTGACGTTTGACGGCAGCAATCCGTCGTCCACGAACGGCCATCTGTTCAAGGCTGGCGTGCAGCCTTTCCTTTGGAACAAGGAAACGGCGCGACTGGCTAAGTTTATCCGCGCTGGCGGAAGTGATGCCGCCGTACAGGCAACCCCCTTCTCCGTCTAAGCCATGCCTAACGCACGCATCGTCAATACCCCGTCGCAAGCTATTCCTCAGAATGGCACGACGCACAAGCAGCGCACGGTTAGCTCATCGGCTGTAGCCTTCCTTGATTGGACGTTGGCTACCGATACGGAACATCTTCTGGTACAGGTGACGGGAGCGGATATTCGTGTTACCTTCGACGGAACCACCGATCCTACGGCTACCAAGGGCTTCCGTATGCCAGCCAATAGCTCGGCCTACTGGACGCGCACTATGGCCCTTAAAGCCCGCGCAATCCGCGAAGCCTCTACTGATGCTGTGATTGAGGCGCAGGAACTCAACTACCTCTAATAATGGACATCTTTAAGACGCTGTTGCTAGACACTCCGGTGTCTACGGCAATTAGTGGCACCGTAGCCATCAATCAAGGTGGCACCGGAGCTACTACTGCCGCCGATGCGCGAGTTAATTTGCTGCCCTCCTATACGGGTAATGCAAATAAGGTGCTAAGCCTTAACTCTGGGGCAACGGATGTCGAGTGGACTACGAACGGTGCTGGCACCGTAACGAGTGTCGATCTTACGGCTGGTACGGGAATCAGCGTTTCGGGTGGCCCGATTACGTCTAGCGGTAGCATTACGGTAACCAATTCTGCCCCTGACCAAACGGTGGTTCTTACGGCGAGCACGGGCATCTCGACTTCTGGGACTTATCCCAACTTCACGATTACCAATTCTGCGCCAGATCAGACGGTGGTTTTAACGCAGGGTGGAACGACCACCATCACGGGAACCTACCCCAATTTTACGATTTCGTCTGCCGATCAATACACGGGCACCGTTACAAGTGTTGACGTATCTGGTGGAACTACGGGCCTAACCACCTCGGGCGGTCCTGTCACCGGAAGCGGCACTATCACCCTAGCTGGCACGTTGGCTGTAGCTAATGGCGGCACGGGCCTAACCTCTGGCACGTCTGGCGGTGTTTTGGCCTTTACGGCAAGTGGCACCTTAGCCTCGTCCAGCGCATTGGCGTCCAATGCCATTGTTGTTGGCGGCGGTGCTGGAGCCGCGCCATCCACCATCACCACGGGTACTGGCGTTGTTACGGCTCTAGGAGTCAATACAGGCACGGCTGGCGCGTTTGTGGTCGATGGTGGTGCCTTGGGTACGCCTAGCTCGGGAACGGTTACTAATCTTACGGGAACGGCCTCCATCAATATCAATGGCACCGTCGGCGCAACCACGGCTGCGGCTGGTAAATTCACAACCCTTGATGCCTCTGGCAACGTAGGCTTTGACGGCGGCACGTTTACTTTTAATGACGCGGGTGCCGATAAAGACTTTCGAATCGAAGGCGACACGGCGGCTAACTTGTTCTTTTCGGATGCCTCGGTTGACCGCATTGGAATTAACCAAGGCACGCCGCTTGCCCGCCTAGACCTCAACGGCAACTACGCTTCCAACATTACGGCAATGGGAGCCTTGGACGTTGACTGCTCTACGGCCAACTACTTTACGAAGACCATTTCGGGTAACTCGACGTTTACGTTTAGTAACCCTCCGTCTAGTCGTTCATTCGCGTTCGCTCTTGAACTCACACACACTTCTGGTGCTATCACTTGGCCTGCCGCTGTAAAGTGGCCCAAGGATACGGCACCAACCCTAACCACGGGCAAAACCCACATCTTTATCTTTGTTACCGACGACGGCGGCACACGCTGGCGTGGAGCTTCCCTAGTAGACTACGTTAACTAATTATGGACCCGAACGTTATCAAACTTGCGATGGGTGCGGCTGGGGCTGGTGGTGCAGATAACAGACTATATGGATGGGGACGCAATATATATGGCGAAATTGGTCTTGGGAATACGACCTCGTATTCATCTCCAAAACAAGTTGGCGCACTAACAACTTGGTCCCAAATTGCTATGGGACAAAGCCACTCTCTAGCTATTAGCGAAAGTGGAGCTTTGTGGGCTTGGGGGACTGGAGGATCTGGAAGGCTTGGTCTTGGTAATACAACCTCGTATTCATCTCCAAAACAAGTTGGCTCTCTTACAAATTGGGCAACCCTTATGAAATCTAGTGGCACTCCAAATTTTAGTGCTGCTATTAAGACTGATGGAACCCTTTGGATGTGGGGTAACAATAGCAATGGTCCGCTTGGTCAAGGAGATCTAACTTATCGGTCATCTCCAGTTCAGGTAGGTGCATTGACCAACTGGAGCAAAGTAGCTACTGGTAGTACGGCAACAATTGCTATTAAAACAGACGGAACTATTTGGTCTTGGGGAAGAAACGACGTAGGCCAACTTGGATTGGGCGATCTTACAGATCGTTCATCTCCAGTACAAATCGGATCATTAACAAATTGGGCAGACGCAGCAATTAACCTACACTCTCTTTTTGTTAAAACCGATGGAACGCTTTGGTCGTGCGGGTTAAACCGTTACTCTGCTGCTGGAGCTCTTGGGCTTGGAGACTCTGGAATTGATAGAAGTTCGCCAACTCAAGTTGGATCTCTTACCAACTGGAGCAAAGTGGCTACTGGCGACGGATCTTCGTTTGCCATCAAAACCAACGGAACACTTTGGGCTTGGGGCAACAATAGTAATGGTCAACTTGGACTTGGCAATACCACTAATCGATCATCTCCTGTGCAGGTGGGGTCTTTAACTAATTGGAGTAATATTGTTGCCAGTGGATCATTTGTTGTTGCCGTAAAAACCGACAAAACGCTTTGGGCTTGGGGAAGTGGTTCCTATGGAAGACTTGGGCTTGGAAACACCACAAGCTATTCCTCTCCAAAACAAATTGGATCACTAACTAATTGGAATAAGATTGCAGCCGCATTCTCAACTGCTCTTGCTACAACGCAGTAGCATAAAAGTCTTTACCTTACGTTAGTAGCTGCCAGAAAGGCTAAGTGAGCAACAACTTGCCTAAGAAACTTCACTTCCTTTCTGGCCTTCCTCGCTCTGGTTCGACGGTGTTAGCTGCGATTCTTAACCAGAATCCGCAGACGCACGTTTCAACCACCTCCGGTCTTGGTGCTGCGCTTGACGCTCTTGCTTCAGCGTGGCATCGAGAGCCGCTTCTTGAGAAGAACGACCTAGATCGCAAGAAGCTGGCAAACGCAATGCGCGGCCTGATTAACGGCTACTATGACGAGGTTACGGACAAGCCTGTTGTCATTGATAAGGCGCGTAACTGGCCACTTCCTGTTGTGGTTTCTGCGATGAGTCAAGTGCTTGAGCACAAGCCGCGCATCATTGCAACGGTTCGCAGCGTTCCCGACTGCATGGCTTCGTTTGTCCGTGTAGCCAAGCCAACGGATCTCGACGACTTTGTGCATAAGTCTGGACTGGCTGGGCATCTCAAGACTTCCTACCAAGTGTTGCAGGCTGGCTATCAAGCTGATCCAGAGTGCTTTTTGTTTGTGGAGTATGAAGACCTTCTCGCTGATCCGCGCACCCAGCTTAAGCGCATCCACGACTTCCTCAGCCTCGACCCGTTTGAGTATGACCTAGAGCGCATTGACGGCTCTACCGTCAAGGAAGACGACGAGGGGCTGCATGGCGTAGTTGGCCTACACGACATCAAGCCTAAGCTGGCTCGGCAGCACAATGAGTCGGCCAAGGATATTCTCGGCTACCATTACGGTCAGTTCTCCCAGCCCGAGTTTTGGTTGCCTAAGCCGCGCACCATTGCACCACTAGACGACCTAGATCTACAGCTTGCGGCGTCTACAATGGGCAACTTTGACGAAGGCAAGCGCATCGCCGAGAAGCTGAAGGTGGAACGCCCCAACGATCACCGCGCAGCCTACAACCGTGGCTGGTACGAACTGCGAGACGGCAACATCCAAGAGGGCTACAAGCTCCTCCACCGTGGGCGCAAGGTAGGCGTCTTTGGCAACAGCCAGCCCAACACTCCACAGCCTGAGTGGGATGGGCGCAGCGGCAAAACCATCCTGCTCCACCTAGAGGGCGGTTTGGGCGATCAACTCCATCAGGTGCGCTACACTCGCGAACTTCGCGCAAAAGGCTTCAGCCCCATTGTTAGCTGCTCTGGGGAGCTTGTTTCGTTTATTTCGTCTACGGATTTGGCTGATGCCGTAGTGCAGCATGGGGCAGAGTACGGGGTCTATCACGACTACTGGATGGCTGGGATGTCGTCCCCGATCTATCTGAACATCGGGAAAAACACAATTCGCGGAGACTCCTACATTCACCAAGACTTCACCGTCCAAGGCAAAAAGCTGCGGGTAGGTCTGCGCTGGTCAGGCAACAAAACCTTTGAGGCCCAGCATCACAAGCTGTTCCCGGCCCACCTGTTCTTTGATGCCGTCAAGCGGGATGACATTGAGTTTATCTCTCTTCAACGGGATGCCGACCTAGAGCACAAGCCTAGCTGGGTGCAGGATGTACCGCTTCAGACGTGGCACGACACGCACAAGGCGGTAAGCTCCTGCGACCTCGTAATCACTAGCTGCACGTCCGTAAGCCACCTGTCCGCAGCAATGGGTATCCCCACTTGGGTTGTCATTCCAATTATGGGGTATTATCTGTATGCCGAACCCGGCAATAAGACGCCCTATTACAACTCTATGCGGTTGTTCCGCCAACAGAAGTATGGCGACTGGACCCACCCTTTTGAAGAAATTAAGAGCCTAGACTATTCCCATGAACTACTGCTTTGTTGAGAACAACGTTATTGCCGATGGCCCCCGCGCACTACCTAAGTCGTGGCGTAATATTTCTGGCCTTGACCAGATGGATGATGATGGGCTTCGAGAGCTTGGTTGGCTTCCTGTCCGCCTTGAGGAGGGCGATGTTCAAGAGAAGTTTGTTGGCTCAGTTTTTGCCATCCTTCCTAGCGAAGTAGTAGAGACCAAGATTTGGCGGGCGTACACGGCTGAAGAGCAGGCTGAGATTGACACCCAAAAAGCGGCTCAGGTGCGCCGCGAGCGCAACACCAAGCTAACTGAGTGCGATTGGACCCAGCTTAACGACACGCCGCTGGATAACGCCGCTAAGATCCAATGGACGGCTTATCGTCAGGCTCTCCGCGATGTTCCCTCTCAGGCAGGGTTTCCGCATAATGTAGTTTGGCCCACAAAGCCTTGATATACTAAGTCATGGCTCAAATTCAAAAAGGCACCACCTACGGGACGACCTCGCCGTCGAACCTAGTTACTTCGACCAATCTCAACAACCACGTTGATGATGCGGTGCTTTTGCCGGGAGCCATTACGGACCAGACGGCCAAGACCGTCCTTGCCTCTGCCGACACCATCCTAGTCCATAGCTCAGCCGATACGGCCTTGCGCAAGACTACGGCGGCTCAAGTGTTTTCCAGCCCCCTGCCTATTGGCTCTTCTACGGCCAATTCCGGCAAGTTTACGAGCCTTGAGGTAACGGGGCAGTACAAGGGGTCGGTTACGGCGGTAGCCCTGCTAGATATTGATTGTTCGCAGGGCAACTACTTCACGAAGACCATTAGTGGCAACTCCACCTTTACGTTTAGCAACGTACCCAGCGGCGCGTATGGCATGATTGTGGAGATCGAGAATACGTCTGGCACGATTAGCTGGCCTGCTGCCGTTAAGTGGCCGAACGATACGGCTCCCACCCTTGATACGGGAAAGACCCACGTCTTCGTATTCATCACGGATGATAGTGGCAGCCGTTGGCGTGGTGTGGCCCAAGTAAATTACGTTACCTAACATGAGCGTAATCACCGAACTCCTCTTCAACGCCGGAACGGGAGGTCTGTTTGGTCTTTTTGGCTCGGTGGCAACGAGCGTTATTCGCATCTGGGAAAAGCGGCAGGATAACAAGTTTGCCCTAGATATGCTTGATAAGCAAGCTGCTAGTGCTGAAGCACTTGCCGCTTGGAACGCATTTTCGGCATCACAGTCCGCATCTGCTGCCGACATGACCGAGAAGGTGTCTCCGTGGGCAGCTAACGTCCGCGCCGTCACCCGCCCCTTCCTGACTATTGGTTTGGTACTTGGCTCATTCATCAGCTTTTTTCTGATCGAAGACCAATACCTGAAGGTCGAAGCTATCCAGAGCTTCATGATGTTGGCCGGAACCGCCGTGGCTTGGTGGTTTGGTAGCCGGATGACTAGCCTGATTCGCAAATGATCTTCGACAACGACATCGTGAAGGTATTTGCCGTTACCGTTGGAGGCTCATTGGGAACGATTACACTTACTCAAGTGAATGAAATCGCTGCCTTTATTCTGGTGTTAGTCTCTATTGCCTATAC